AGCCTGATCCTGCCCCAGCGACCGTCGTCAACATTTACACCAAGAAGGAACTCGGCGGTTGGATCCGCACCTATCGCCAGTGGAGCGACGGTCGCGTAGAGCAGATCAGCGAGGAGCGTAACCGTTCCGCTGGTGACGCGATACAGGAAATGTTCCAAGTTGTTGGATTGGATGCATCGTTTGCTGCCAGCCTCACCGCTGTCATCGACAATCTCTACAACACGAACGTTGACCCGAACAAGTCACAGATCCTCAACGCGGTCTACAACAGCGAGGCGTACAAGCAACGCTTCAAAGCGAACGAGGCGATCAAGCAGCGGATCGCTGACGGTCAAGGTCGCCCCGGCGACCGGATGCTCACGCCTGCGGAGTACATCGCGGCGGAGAACCAGTACCGCACGATCCTTCAGGACGCTGACATGCCGGAGGGTTACTACGACACTCCTGACGATTTCACGAACCTGATCGCCAATAGCATCAGCGCGAGCGAGTTCAAATCCCGCGTCGATACTGCGTACGACGCTTTGAACTATGCGGACGCGAACGTCGTGAACTCGCTGCAGAACTACTACAACCTCAGCAAGAGCGACCTTGTCGCGTACTTGCTGGATCCGGCTCGGGCTATGCCCGTGCTGGAGGGTCGCGCTTCAACCGCTGGCGCGTTCGGCATGAACAACCGCACTGAGTTGGAGAAGATGTACCGCTCCGCTCAGGTTGGTGGCGCAGCAGAGCGACAGGGCTTGGATGTTGGCCGTTCGATGTCGGAAGAGATCGTCGGCTTGAACAAGGACGATCAGGCTGAGTCTGCGTTCGCTGCCGCTGGCGCGGCAGATAGTGACTTGCAGCGTCTGGGCAAGTTGTATGGCGAATCGATGGACTTCAAGGATCTCGTGAAGGAGACCTTGAATCTGTCCGGTGGTGTTACTTCCGGGCGGAAACGACGCAAGTTTGCGTCGAAGGAGCGTGCTGCGTTTAACCAGCAGGGTGCGCTTGACAGGCGAAGCCTGTCGAAGATGACTGACGTTTAACGTCAGCGGGCGTGACAGGTCAGAGGATGTAAGTCGCTACGCCGGACGGCGTTGCGCTTTCCTACCCCGGTTCGACTCCGGGCACGTCCACTCCTCATTCGGATCGATCGGCCCCGGATGAGCGTAATAAGTCCGAGAGTCATAGCCAAAGAACGTACCCCCTTGCGTTCTTTGCGGATGGCGAACCCGAGATAGGGCTATTTGGAAAGGGAGATTGTCATGGCCCAATACGATGAAGATGAGTTCGATTTCGACACCGATAGTGGTGACGGGAGTGATCTCGTTAAGCAACTGCGTAAGCAGGTGAAGGAACTGTCGTCGTCTCTGAAGGAGCGCGATGAACAGTTGGAGTACTTCGAAACTGTTTCCCGTGAACAGGACATCGCTGAGATTCTCACCGAGTACGGGGTGAATCCTCGGATCGCGAACTTCGTCCCCGATGACATTGAGGACGAGGATCAGTTGGTGGACTGGCTGGGGGCTAACGCCGAAGTGTTCGGTATTGAGGTCGTGGAAGACGAAGGGATCAGTGTTGATCCTGAGTCGGTTCAAGCCGCCGAACTTATGTCAGCCGTGGAGGAAGGCGGCATCGACCCACAGATTGGGTTCTCTCTGGAAAACAAGATCCAGAATGCCTCAACTCCTGAAGAGTTGCAGGCGATCCTCAAGGGCTGACAAGTCCTGACAATCACTAACAGAAAGCAGTCATAGGAATGGCTACAACGTCAACGAGTACGCTGACGAACCTGATTCAAACAGCGTACGACAAGTATGTGGAGTTCAACCTCCGCAGTGAGCCGATGTTCCGCAAGTTCGCGGACAAGCGGCCCGTTGATGTCACCAACCCTGGTGCGACTGTTGTTTTCCAACTGCACAACGACCTGTCTCGTGTGACCTCTGCGCTCACTGAGACTTCGGACGTTGACGCGGTTGCGATCAACAACACCAACAAGGTTCAGGTGACTGTCAACGAGTACGGCAATGCCGTCACCACCACTGAGCGTCTCGCTCTTGAGTCGCTGTCTGCGGTCGATCCGGCTGTCGCCGACATGCTTAGTTACAACTTGCGTGATTCGCTTGACGCGCTTGTGTACGCGAAGTTGGTCGGTCTGGCAACTGGCCGCTACGCGGGCACGAGCGCTGACGACGAGACCGCCGTCAATGGTGAGGACAAGACCGTTGGTGGCACTGTCACTGGCTCCGATGCGCAGTTGAAGGCTGCCGACATCCGTAAGGCTGTCGCTCGCCTGCGTGCCGCTTCGGTTCAGCCGCGTGAGGGTGCGTTCTACCTCGGCATGCTGCACCCGGACACCTCGTACGATCTTCGTACCGAGGCTGCCGCTAGCGGCGCGAACGTGTGGCGTGAGCCGCACACCTACACCGAAGCCGGTGTGGGCAACATCTGGAGCGGTGAGGTTGGCGTTTACGAAGGCGTTAAGTTCATTGAGTCTCCTCGTGTTGAGACCGTGTCCGGTGACCACAAGGTCATCGTCATGGGCAAGCAGGCTCTTCTTGAGGCTGTGACTTACGAGCCGAAGTCGGTTATCTCCCCGGTCACCGACAAGTTGATGCGCTTCCGGTCGGTCGGCTGGAAGGGTCTCCTCGGGTGGAACGTGTACCGCCCCGAGGCTCGCTACGTCATCACCTGCGAGTCCAGCATCTAGTAACACTAGATCGTTTAGGGAGGGGGCTGCCACAAGCAGCCCTCTCCCGCATCTAAGGAGTTTTCTGTGTGCGCTTCGTGCGGTTGTAAAGATGTGAATGATGCTGGTTCTCCCGGCAACAAGAGTGGGCTTGGTTCTGGTACGTCCGGCAAGATTGTGAAGCAGGACATTATGCATCGGCCTAAGGGCAAGTAGTGGATTCCCGGCTACAGCGAGCCGGGGTTTCTGGCTTCAACAAACCTAAGCGGACTCCGAACCACCCAACCAAGTCTCATGTTGTTGTTGCAAAGCAGGGCAGCAAGGTGAAGTTGATTCGTTTTGGTGAGCAGGGTGCTAAGACTGCTGGCAAGCCGAAGGCTGGCGAGTCTGCGGAGATGAAGAAGAAGCGTCGCAAGTTTGTTTCAAGACATCAGAAGAACATTGCGTTAGGCCGAATGTCTGGTGCGTGGTGGGCGAATAAGGAGAAGTGGTGAGTAAGCCGTTCTGGAGGACTAAGAATCCTTCGAAGAGTTCGTCTCCTTTGACCGCTGAACAGCGGCGTAAAGCCAGGGCACGTGCGAAGGCTGCTGGGCGTAAGTACCCGAATCTCGTTGACAATGCTTGGGCGAAGCGTCATGGCTAAGTTGTGGAATGGGCCGACGCTGAAGTACGAGCGGGGCAGACCGGATCCGTTGTGGTTCACGTCTTTCCTTATTGGGAAAACAGTTGTGAAGAAAGACGGTGCGTGGCGCACCGTTATGACACCGCAGGGTGACTTCCTTGACCAGTGCGAGGTTGTCCTTCGTGGCGGCTATGACATTGAAATCAGTGACGAACTGGCGACCGAGTTGACGGCTGCCGGGTTCGGTGAATACATCTCGGAGTTGTGATGTCTCTGCATCGTGAACGCACACACCCGGATTTTGTGGAGGGTTGCTTTGGCTGCAAAGCCTCAACACTGTCTTACCAAGATTTACACATTCGTGCTTGGTCGCACGCCAACGACAAAGAGTTGGACGCATATCGGAATGCACGCAAATACGGCATTCAACCGAGTACCACGAAGTTGAAGGACATTAACTCGGCTGTGCGTGCGTCGGAGAAAATTGGCAGGGCGGTGCAGACGTGAGCAGTTTCCTTGAGATGGTGGAGGACACCGCTAGCGAGGTGTCATCGTATGTCCGCAATCAGGAGTCGATCACTGTATTAACGCAGGCCGTTAATGATTCCGAGTTGACGTTGACTGTTGATGATGCGTCGGCGATCTCTCGCGGTTTGGCGGAGATCGGTGACGAGTTGATTTACGTGAAGAGCGTGAACACTACGGCTGGCACTATCACGGTTATTCCTGGCGGTCGCGGATGGCGGGGAACTACGGCTACTTCGCATGGTGTTAATACTGTGCTGAGGAATAACCCGACGTTCCCGCGTGCGCAGATCCGTCGGGCTTTGAACGACACGATCCGTGGGATTGATTTGCGGGCTATTGATTCGCATGAGTTTGAGTTCGATGGAACTCAGTATGCGTATGCATTGCCTACAAATTTTCAGGATGTCACTGGTGTTGCGTGGGATGCGCCGGATACGACGGAGATTTGGCCGCTGATTAAGCGGTTCCGACTTGACCGGAATTTCCGGGTGTCGGGTGATTCGTCGACTATGCGGACGGCGATTGTTTTGTTGGAGTCGCCGATGCCTGGGCGCACGGTGCGTGTGCAGTATGCGAAGTTCCCGACGGCCTTGTCTTCGGATGGGGATGATTTCGTGTCGGTTACTGGTTTGCCTGCTAGTGCTGAGGATGTGATTCGTCTTGGTGCTATGTGGCGGTTGGTGTCGACTATTGATCCGGGCAAGGTTGTTGCGATGACTCCGTCTGCGGATCTGGTTGATTCTCCTGTTCCTTCTGGCGAGTCCACGACTGTGGCTCGCTACTTGTATCAGTTGTTCACGGTTCGGTTGGCTGAAGAGCGGGCCAAGCAGCAGGACAACTACATGTCGATCATTCAATACGCGAGGTAACGCATGGGAACTCCTGCTCGGTATTACTCTTCGACGGCTGTCACGACGACGCTGGCAGCGTCGATTGGCGCGTCTGACACTTCGCTTCAGGTTGCCTCGTCTAGCGGCTTCCCGTCAAGTTATCCATTCACACTCTTGTTGGAGAAGGACTCAGCCAACGAAGAGATTGTCACCGTCCTTGCCATCGTTGGTTCGGCGTACACGGTCACTCGCGGTGTGGATGGTACGTCTGCTCGTGCCCACTCTGCTGGCACGTCGGTTGAGCATGGTGTTTCTGCGCTTGACTTTACTGACTTTCGCAGCCATCAGGCTGCGGCAGCCAATGTTCACGACATTGGTGCGTCGGCGAGCGTTGTTGGAACTGACACTACGCAGACCCTGACGAATAAGACTCTGACTAGCCCGACGATTAATGGTGCGACTGTTTCTGGCACGGTGACGGGTGGCACGTTGTCGGGGCAGACGATTACGAGCGGCACGCTGGGTTCTGATTTGGCTGCTGGTAGTAACGCGATCACGGGTCTTGCTGATCCGACGAACGCTCAGGATGCTGCGACGAAGAATTTCGTGGAGACTGGGGTGACCAGTCAGGTTGTGGCGGCGACGACTCAGGCCACGAACGCGGCTGCATCGGCCACGGCCTCCGCTAACTCGGCCTCAGCCTCGGCTGCTAGTGCCGCCGATAGTGCTTCGTCGGCTACGGATTCGCAGACCGCGCAGACTGCTGCGGAAGCAGCGCAGGCGGCTGCGGAAACCGCTGAGTCGAACGCGGAAACTGCGGAGACTAACGCGGAGACTGCTCAGACGGCGGCTGAGACTGCCCGCGATCTGGCCTCCGATTGGGCGACCAAGACCACCGGGACGGTGGACGGGTCGGAGTATTCCGCGAAGCATTACTCGCAGGAGTCGGCTTCGGAGAGTGCCGCTAGTGCGGCTAGTGCTGCTGCCGCTTTGGCTTCACAGGGCGCGGCATCGACTAGCGAATCGAATGCGGCGACTTCGGCAAGTTCGGCTGCCGCCGCTCAGGTGGCTGCCGCTAGTTCGGCTGCTGCCGCTGCGACGGCGTTGGATAATTTTGATGATCGGTATCTCGGCCAGAAAAGTTCGGCCCCATCGACCGA